TATAAATTAATTATATGTATAATTTCTTAATAGTTTAACTATTTCAGTATAGCCACACCAAGATGCAATTCTTAATGCTGTCTTACCATCACTATCTTGAATATTAACATCAATATCTTCCTTTTCTAATAATAATTTAACTATTTCAGTATAGCCAGACCAAGATGCACTCATTAATGCTGTCTCACCATCACTATCTTGTATATTAACATCAATATTTTCCTTTTCTAGTAATAATTTAACTACTTCAGTATGGCCACAACCAGATGCACGTATTAATGCTGTACAACCACCATTATTCTGTATGTTAATATTAATACCTTCTTTTTCTAATAATAATTTAACTATTTCAATATTACCTTTTCTTGATATTGCACATATTAATGCTATACAACCATCATTATCCTGTATGTTAATATTAATACCTTCCTTTTCTAATAATAATTTAACTACTTCAGTATAGCCACACCAAGATGCACATCTTAGTATTGCATTACCATAATTATTCCATTTATTAACATCTTCTTGTGGTAATCTTTCAACTAATTTTGTTAATTTTTCTATGTCACGATCATCTTCTACCTTTCTAAATTCCTCAAAAATTTGGTCTATAATTGGTTTATCATAAAATACCTTTGACATCTTCTGGGATTATAATTATACTAAATTATTAGCATTGTTATAATTAAACTATCAATTTTTTCTGTGTTATAAATTAATTAGATTTATGATTTTTCAATAGTTCTACTATTTCAGTATTACCATTACATGATGCATATATTAGTGCTGTCCTACCATAATTAGTTTTTATATTAACATCAATATCTTCTTTTTCTAACAATAGTTTAACTACTTCAGTTTGGCCACACCAAGATGCATATATTAATGCTGTCCGATCACAATTATCCTGTATGTTAATATTAATACCTTCCTTTTCTAATAATAATTTAACTATTTCGGCATAATTATACCGAGATACATGTATTAATACTGTCCAACCATCACCATCTTGTATATTAATATTAATACCTTCCTTTTCTAACAATAATTTTACTATTTTAATATAACCGTATCTAGATGCATATATTAACACTGTCCAACTATTATTATCTTGTTGATTAACATCTTCTAGTGGTAATCTTTCAACTAAGTTTGTTAATTTTTCTATGTCATGATCATCTTCTGCCTTTCTAAATTCCTCAAAGATTTGGTCAATAATTGGCCTATCATAAAATACCTTTGACATCCCTCAATAGAATACTAATAATAACACTAAATTATTAGTGTTGTTAGAATTTATCTATCAATTTTTCTGCAATATGGTAGTATTACCAATCTAATGTGAAAAATGTGAGGTATGTATATAATGGACCAGATATATGATATTATGCGTAGCAAGGGACCTATATACTGCACTATTATACAGATTCTTTTCCCACAAATTATAACTGTAGATCGGTTTGGGCGATCTGGTTTTGGAAGAAATAATGGCTCCTAAAAGCAATTTAGTACATGATGGGGTATTTTAAGGCCTAGAAAGTTTTATAATTGTTGTTTGTTGTGCCTTATTTTGCATTTTTAATTGTTTGCATCCGAAAGGTATACCTTCATATACATGAATTAATCGGATTTATGGTTTTCCAATAAATTAATTATTTCGATATGATTACTATTTGATGCAATCATTAATGCTGTACTACCAAAATGAGTTCGTATTTTAATATCAATACCTTCTTTTTCTAACAATGATTTTACTATTTCAATTTTGTTGTTGTTAGATGCATGTATTAACGCTGTATTTCCATCATAATCTCGTATATTTACATCAATACCTTCTTTTTCTAATAATAATCTACCTATTTCAGTATAGCCTTTTTTGGATGCATATATTAACGCTGTACAACCATTATAATCTCGTATATTTACATCAATATCTTCCTTTTCCAATAATATTTTAACTATTTTAGTATTACCTCTGTGAGAGGCATATTTTAGTGCTGTGGAGCAACCTATATCTCGTATATTAACATTAATACCTTCTTTTTCTAATAATAATCTAACTATTTCAAAATAGTTATAATAAGATGCATATATAAGTGCTGTCCAACTATCATTATCCTGTATATTAACATATTCTGGTGGTAATATTGTTACTAATTTTGTTAATTTTTCTATATCATGCTTATCTTTTCCTTTTCTAACTTCCCCAAGAATTTGGTCAATAATTGGCTTATCATAGAATACCTTTGACATCTTCTGGTATAATAACACTAAATTATTAGCATTGTTAGAATTAAACTATCAATTTTTTCTGTGTTATAAAGAAACTAGGAGGTTTGTTTATGGTCTTCCAATAATTTTACTATTTCAGGATAATCATACTGAACAGCATAATTTAGCGCTGTTCTTCCATATAAATTTTGTATATTAATATCAATATTTTCCTTTTCCAATAATAATTTAACTATTTCAATATGATCGTTTATTGATGCATTAATTAGTGCTGTACTGTCTAACCAATCTTGTATATTAACATCAATACCCCCTTTTTCTAACAATAATTTTACTATTTTAATATAACCATATAAAGATGCTTCTATTAATATGGTTCCATTTATACCATATTGTGTGTTAACATCTTCTGCCGGCAATCTTTCAACTAATTTCGTTATTTTTTCTATGTCATGCTTACCGCTATTCTTGTTAATTTCCTCAAAAATTTGGTCAATAATTGGTTTATCATAAAATACCTTTGACATCCCTTAATATGGTACTAATAATAACACTAAATTATTAGTGTTGTTAGAATTTATCTATCAATTTTTTCTGTGTTATAAAGAAACTAGGAGGTTTGTTTATGGTTTTTCAATAATTCTACTATTTCAGTATTACCATTTACATATGCAATTTTTTGTGCTGTTGGACCGTAAATGAGTCGGATGTTTACATCAATATCTTCCTTTCCCAATAATAATTTAACTATTTCAGTATAACCAAGCAGAGATGCATACAATAATGCTGTTATGCCTAAATTGTTTTGTATATTAACATCAATACCTTCTTTTTCTAATAATAATTTAACTATTTTAGTATAACCAAATTTAGATGCATATGTTAGTGCTGTTTGGCCGAAATAATTATATATATTAACATCTTCTTCTGGTAGTATTGCAACTAATTTTGTTAATTTATTAATGTCATGGTCATCTGGAAAATAACTAAATTCATCAAAAATTTGTTCAATAATTGGCTTATCGTAAAATACCTTTGACATCTGATATTATACTAATAATAAATTATTAGTATAATTAGAGTTTAACTATCAATTTTTTCTGTGTTATAAATTAATTAGGTTCATGGTTTTCCAATAATTTAATTATTTCGGTATGGTTATTATTATATGCATGCATTAGTGCTGTCCATCCTCCATTATTTTGGATATTAATATCAATGCCTTCTTTTTCTAATAATAATTTAACTATTTCAGTATAACCAGAAGTAGATGCATGCATTAATGCTATCCATCCTTCCCTATCTTGTGTATTAACATCAATATCTTTTTCCAATAATAATTTAACTATTTCGGTATAGCCATCACTTGATGCATATATTAGCGCTGTATTACCAAAAGTACTTTGTATATTAACATCAACACCCCCTTTTTCTAATAATAATTTAACTATTTCGGTATGACCATTATCTGATGCAAACATTAATGCTGTCCAACCATATTTATTTTTTGTATTCACATGTTCTGGTGGTAATCTTTCAACTAAATTTGATAATTTTTCTATGTCACGATCATCTTTTTCCTTATAAAATTCTTCAAGAATTTGGTCAATAATTGGCTTATCGTAAAATACTTTCGACATCTTCTGGGATTATACTAATAATAACACTAAATTATTAGTATCATTAAAGTTTAACTATCAATTTTTCTGCAATATAGTAGTATTACCAATCTAATGTAAAATATGTGAGGCATGGATATAATAGACCATATATTTGATAAAGCGTAGCAAAGGGACCTATATACTGTACTATTATACAGATTCTTTTCACACAAATTGGAACTGTAAATCGGTTTGGGCGATCTGGTTTTGGAAGAAATAATGGCTTTATAAAATGTTTTGTATAGAATGTACAACTTGATGGGTGTAGAAATTATTATAATTGATGTTTGTTGTACCTGATTTTTCATTTTTTATTATTTGCATTCGAAAAGTATACCTTCAGGAATGTGTGTGGATTCTTTGATTATGTATAAATTAATTAGGAGATTTGTTTGTGATTTTTCAATAATTCCACTATTTCATTGTGACCATAATCAGATGCATATTTTAATGCTGTACGGCCAATATTATCTTGCATATTAACATCAATACCTTCCTTTTCCAATAATAATTTAACTATTTTAGTATGACCAAGCCAAGATGCATGCATCAACACGGTACAAAAAACATTATCTTGTTTATTAACATCTTCTGGTGGTAATTTTTCAACTAATTTTATTAATTTATTAATGTCATGGTCACCTAGGAAATAACTAAATTCCTCAAAAATTTGGTCAATAATTGGCTTATCATAAAATACCTTTGACATCTTCTGAGATTATACTAATAGTTATACTAAATTAGTAGTATAATTAGAGTTTAATTATCAATTTTTTTTATGTGTTGTAAAGAAATTAGGAGGTTTGTTTATGGTCTTCTAATAATTTTACAATTTCAGGATACTCATACAGAGTAGCTGCATAATTTAGTGCTGTTTTTCCATCAAAATCTTGTATGTTAACATCAATTTTATCCTTTTCCAATAATAATTTTACTATTTCAACATAACCGTAATGGGATGCATATAATAATGCTGTTTTCCCATATTTATTTTGTAAATTAACATCAATACCTTCTTTTCCTAGAAGTAATTTAACTATTTCAGTATGGCCAAAAAATGATACACATATTAATACAGTCCAACCATTTTTATCCTTTTTATTAACATCTTCTTGTGGTAATCTTTCAACTAATTTTATTAATTTTGTGACATCATGGCCATATTTATTAAATTCTTCAAGAATTTGGTCAATAATCGGTTTATCATAAAATACCTTTGACATCTTTTGCTGTAATACTAATAATACTAAATTATTAGTATTGTTAAAGTTAAACTATCAATTTTTTATTATAAATTAATTAAATTTATGGCCTTCTAACAACTTGGCTATTTCATTATAATTACTGAATAATGCATATGTTATAGCTGTATTGCCATATTCACTTTGTATATCAATATCAATACCTTCAATTTCCAATAATAATTTAACTATTTTGGTATATCCATAACAAGATGCAAATATTAATGCTGTATAACCAATAATATTCTGCATATTAATATCAATATTACGTTTATCTAACAGTAGTTTAACTATTTTGGTGTATCCTACGCGAGAGGTATACATTAATATATTATAACCATTATCATCTTGTATATTAACATCTTCTGGTGGTAATCTTTCAACTAAATTTGTTATTTTTTCTATGTCGTGATCATCTTTTTTCTTTCTAAATTCCTCAAAAATTTGGTCTATAATCGGCTTATCATAAAATACCTTTGACATCTCTTGGTATAACAACACTAAACTGTTAGTATCGTTAAAATTAAACTATCAATTTACTAATTATAAATCAATTTTTTTTTATAATCTTTCAATAATTTAACTATTCCTGTATAACTATCAATTGGTACATAATTTAGCGCTGTCCACCCTTCATTATCCTGTACATTCACATCAATACCTTCTTTTTCCAATAATAATTTAACTATTTCAGTATAACCGTATCTAGATGCATATATTAACACTGTCCAACCATAATAATCTTGTACATTAACATCTTCTTCTGGTAGTATTGCAACTAATATTGCTAATTTTTCTATGTCACAATCATCTTTTTCCTTTCTAAATTCCTCAAAAATTTGGTTAATAATCGGTTTATCATAAAATACCTTTGACATCTTCTGGGATTATACTAATACTAAATTATTAGTACCGTTAGAGTTTAACTATCAATTTTTCTGCAATATGGTAGAATTACCAATCTAATGTGAAATATGTGAGGCATGTATATAATGGACTATATATTTGATAAAGCGTAGCAAGGGACCTATATACTGCACTATTATACAGATTCTTTTCCCACAAATTGGAACTGTAGATCGGCTTTGGTCGATTTGGTTTTGGAAGAAATAATGACTTCTTAAAGTATTTAGTACATGATGGGATATTTTAAGGGTGTAGAAATTATTATAATTGATGTTTGTTATACCTAATTTTTCATTTTTTTATTTGCATTCGAAATGTATAATTTTAGGTAGGCGTGTGGATTCTTTGATTATGTATAAATTAATTGGATTTGTGATTTTTTAGTAATTCCACTATTTCGGTATATCCCTGATAGGATGCGTGCATTAATGCTGTCCAATAATCAATATCACGTATATTGATATCAATATCTTCTTTTTCCAATAATAATTTAACTATTTCAATATAACCATAATTAGATGCATGTATTAGTGCTGTCTCACCATAACAATTTTTCATATTAACATTTATACCTTCTTTTTCTAATAATAATTTTACTATTTCAATATTATTATTCATTGATGCACGTATTAGTGCTGTATAGCCATAATTATTATGTATGTTAATATCAATACCTTCTTTTTTTAGTAATAATTTAACTATTTCAACATAACTATAATAAGATGTATATATTAGTACTGTCCAACCTTTGCTATTCTGTTTATTAACATCTTCTTCTGGTAGTATTGCAACTAATTTTGTTAATTTGTCTATGTCATGGTTATGTGTGTCTTTTCTAAATTCCTCAAAAATTTGGTCAATAATTGACTTATCATAAAATACCTTTGACATTCTTGGTGTGATGCTTATAACACTAAACTATTAACATTGTTAGAGTTTGACTATCAATTTTTTTTGGTGTTACTTGCCATAAAATAAACATAAATAATTAACAATTAATTTATTCATACAATATGAATAAATCTATAGGAATAATAGGAGGTGGACAATTGGCTAAAATGTTAATAGAAAGTAATGATAGATGGCTATATGATGCATTTAATGTCCTCGAGTCAGATAATTCTAATTCATTATGCAATGATATTGCTGATTATGTAATAAGAGGAAACCTTCATGATAGTGAATTAATAAAGGAATTAGCTGACAAATCAGATGTTATAACATATGAAATAGAAGATATTAATGTAAATATTTTAGAAGAATTACATAATAAAGGAAAAACAATTATACCATATCCATCTATATTAAGTATAATAAAGGATAAAGGAAAACAAAAACAGTTTTTTAGAGCGAATAATATCCCAACATCTCCCTTTACTATTGTAGACAATATATCAGATTGTTTATCTATTATCAGTACAAGAGATAAAACCGTTATTAAATCTTGTGTAGGTGGTTATGATGGGAAAGGTGTGCATATAGTAGATTCTTCTAATCTATGTGATATCATTAAGAAATTAAACTCACCAAGTTATGTAATGGAAGATTATATCAAGTGCAAAAAAGAATTATCAATTATAGTCGCAATAGATACTAATAATGACTACGTTGTATACCCTATCGTAGAAACAGTCTTTAATGAAGATAATGTTCTCGATTATCAAATATGTCCAGTCGAATTAGATAATAATATTTCAAATGAAGCAAAACAGATAGCTGTCAAAACTGCACTGGCTTTTAATAGCCCCGGATTATTTGCAGTAGAATTATTCCTAGATGAAAATAATGAAATATATGTCAATGAAGTATCACCAAGGCCACACAATACTGGACATCATACTATTGAATGCTCTGTGACAAGCCAGTTTCAACAACTTAATCGGATATTATTAGGACAACCCTTAAGGAGTCCTGATATAAATAAATCATCAATAATGGTAAATATATTAGGTCCCGATAATTATACTGGCAAATATAATATTGATACTAGTGCTATATCAAATACCAATAATTGCCATATACACATATATGGCAAAAATATTACCAGACCCGGCAGAAAATTAGGACACGTAACCATAACCAGCGATATTAAATGTAATTCCAAAGATCTTATCAAAATAAAAGACACAATTATTAATAAAATAAAAATCATACCTACCATTTCAAATAATGAAAAACCTATCGTGGGAGTTATTATGGGGTCAATTAGCGATTGGCCTATAATGAAGGATT